CCAGAACTCTGGGAGACTCAACGTCTGCCTGTTCTTGAGTTCAAGGATATATGTTTCTCCCGCAATCACTGCGACCATATCTCCTTCGTCTTTTGCCCCAGCCTTAGTCAAACGTTCTGCTGCAACCCCAGCTTTGCGGAGCCACTTCATTACATCTGTCTCAAACTGAGAACCTTTGCGTCCGTTCTTATTCGCCATCTAGTTTTACCTTATTGACAGCGAATACCTGTTGACCCTCTTCAACATCTACACGGACGATACCTGCTTGAATAAGTAAGGAAGCAAAAGCTGCAAAGTCTTTCTCTAACTTATTGATACGGTTCTTTACGTACTGCATCTCTGTATTAGACTTAGACATTGTATGCTCCTTGGTATCCTGCCATTGCATCTCTCCTTAGCATCCAGCCAAACTCATTCTCATCTGAGATTTGACACGCTGCATAGTTTACCAACAACGTTGCATAGTTGGAAGCATCTGCAGTGTGTGGCCCAAAACGATTCTTGACTGATGCAACCGACAAGGTTGCCTGTCCTGGATCGTAACCCAAGGTAAGGATAAGCGCCGGTAACTGCGATACCTTGCCGTGAATAGCCCGTCTTGCTGGTGGTTTAGTGGGACTTCCGTACTCTGATTGCTCAGATACGTGGTGTAGTACAAGTACACAAGCCTCAGTCTTACGTGCCATATCGTGGAGTTCCATCATTATCGCACGAAGACCAGCCCATTCATTGTCTGTCTCAGCAGCCACGTTCATCAGGTTATCAATGACGATGAGTTCAGGTGCTTGTCCGTAGAGTTCTACGTAAGCTCTAATCTCCATCTCAATATCATCCAATGAAGGTGATGAATCAAAGACCCACTTAATGTGACCAAACTTCTTGAAGTGGTGGTCGTAGTAGTGGCTATCGGTAGCCAGGTTGGACTCAACAGTTACCTGTGAGTGACCGGATGTGTGAGCTGCTGCTCGCATCATCACGGTAGTTGTGTCTGTATCGGCTGAAAAGAATAATGTAGGAACCCCTGCTTTGATTGCATAGATCAATGCGAACATTGACTTACCAGCATTAGGTGCTGCTGCAACCATACACACTTGTCCCCGACGGAACTTAATCTCCTTTGCTTTTAATCCATCCCATACGTCGGGTAGCGGTGTTGCTTTTGTAAGCACACCACCCCACGCACGAGATAAATCAAGCAACGTTCCATCCTTTTAATTTAATGTTTCGTTTTGAACGAGCAACCTTACGTTCGTATTCTGTTAACCCACCCCAGATACCAAAGCGTTCGTTCTTGATACCCCACTCTGCACACTCTGTTCTGTGTACACAGCTACGGCAAATAGACTTTGCATAACTAGGGTCGAGTAACTTTCTGCCATCCTCAGATTCTTTTTCAGGAAACCAAAAGTCTCCACCGATTTCAGCACATAGCGGAGTCTCGTAATCACGAGGCTCCCTCATTATCTATCGAACCCAGATAGGTTCGCACTGATCTGGCGCACCCTTAGGTGCTGGACACATATATGCACGCCAAGCCTTACCTGCAGCGTTCACGCCTTCTTTGTAGTTCATTGGTCCGTGCTTGCAAGCCTTGCTACCTGGTGCCTCTGATGCAGCTGGTGCATTGAACTGCTGTTTGATTGCTTCAAACTGCTTCTCTGATGCTGGTGCAGATTGTGGACCGGTATAGAGTTCTGCTTCTGTTGACTTAATCATTGCAGCAATCATTGAAATGTCAGTGATTTGTACTTCTAGTTCTTTGATGCTATCTGCATAGATGTTAATTAAAGTTCCATCTTTGTGTGTCTTAAAGTTAATCTGATACTTAGTTGTTTCCGAAGCCATCTACTTACCTCCACTTTGCTTTATAGATAAGCGCTGACTCTCAGCGCCCACCTTCTTAGGGACAAACCCTAATAGTTTTTCTACCTCTGTACTGTCAACTGACTCGCGCCCTCTAACAGTTGTCCAACTTACTTCGATACCACTGTTAGTGATACCAAGTAAACCTTCAAAGCTAGATCGTAATGAATCCTGTTGGAACTCTAGCTCTTTAATCTGTGCTGCTAACTGTAAGTACAACAGTGCATTCTTGTCAATATCTACGTCATCAATGACTACATCAGTCACTGGTGTAAGTTCTTTTTTTAGACCAACGCATCCCATCTGCCCACTTGCGTCATAGAACTTGCAGTAGAACTGACAGTAACTTGCATCCTTCTCAGGTGCTGGTGGTTCTGCTGCTTCCTTAACAGCCGCTAGCCAACCGAGTGCCTCTAGTGCAATGGACTCATCGTAGTCTTCGGTGTGAACCTTGACATCTCTTTCGTCCCCGTCCCTGGCAATTGCTACCAGTGACACTCGGTTGACCGCATAGCCGTTGTTAGCTAGGAGGTAGCCATAAAGTTGTACCTGCCATCGTTGTTGCTTTGATGGGAAGTAACCAAGGTTCTTAATCTTGGATGTCTTCCAGTCAATAACATCACCAGTGCCAGGAACAAAACAGTCAATGTGTGCTTTCATTCCATTGTATTCAACTGATGTCTCAATCAATACATCTGGATTATCAGCCAGTGCTCTTTCAATTTCTGCGTGGATAGCAGTACCCATAATGGCTGCTAGTTTTAATTCGTTGTTGTTAGTTTCAGGTTGGTCATTGAGTCGGTACCAAACCTTACGTCGGCAACCACCTACCTCTGATGGACCAATCTGTACCTGAGTAGAACGTGAACGTTTTGCATCGCCTGCACGTAGTGCAGTCAGTAGCAATTCTTTAGGATCAGTAGCACTCACTTCTTGTACTTCCAATCTACCCATAAATCAAATGCTCTTCCGATAATAATACCAATCATCAATCCAATTAAAAATGCTGTCATTTATTTTTCTCTTCTTCTAACTTGTATGCTAGACGGCAAGCCATCCAACCCATCTGATAAAATTAATGAGCAGCATATTCATCTGTCATTTGCATTGCTTTTAATTCAATCGTTGAATCCATCAGCTCCCCCTAGAACCGTTCTTGGACTACGAACTGTAAGGGCTTGCCTGTATTGGAGTCAAGGACCGACGCAATCTCCACTGCTATACGGGCGTGTCGTTTGGCGTAACCTATTTCGACGTCATTCTTTCTAACTCCATAGAGATACCCAAGAGCAAACTGACTGCCGCTACCAATACCGTATATTCCGAGAGAGCTTTGGAAAAAAGAGAGATCACAAGCAATACGAAAGATATTGCCGTTAAAGCTAAGTAGATAATCGAAACCACCATCTTTGTCTGCCTTACTGTAGTCGTAACTACTGTCGTTGAATGCGGTAAGTATGCTTGGTATAACTTTCTTACCCATAAACTGGACCGGATTTTCACCTCTATAGAGCGGAGGCTTCCAGTTGTACGAGAGTATGTCACCTGGTCTGGTATCACCTGAGACACCAAGCAGATACTTACCTACTTCAACTATCTTAGGTGTACTGGTGGCTAATGTCACCAGGTTATCCTCGGTAATCTGTGAGTCAGCTACGAACAAAGCGTAATCAATACCTTCAATACCCACGATAGTTGTCATCTGATAAGGGTAGCAGGTTACGGCGTGTCTTCACCTGAGACTCGCACCTGATTGCTACAATATGAGCCGTGAGGCGAATTAAACAGGGAGAGCGCCCCTTGGTGGGGCGCGATAATAATACCTATACTGTGCGGTTCCGTCTACCAACCCTGCCATCCTTCAGATGGCGCAGAGATGCCCTTCCTGAGCCTTTCGGTGCCGATTTAAGGGCCTTAGGCCCTATCCATATCTGTCCGTGTGGGTCCCAGGTGTTTAACGTTATGGCATCCTTTGAAGACTTTGAGCTTGTCTGGTATTTCCTTGATGCCACCTGTGTTAATTGTGGCAACCTGGTGACAGTTCCTTGTCCTGTTGATGCAGAATAAAACGGCATAAAAAAATAGGCCCCCACCCCCGAAGGGATGAGGGCCGTTTGCCTCGCGCTATCGGTTACTTAGAACCGCGACCAAACTCTGTAGCCTTTGGGTCTAGCCACTTAAGGACTGGACCTGCAATAGCAGCTACTGCTGCCATTCCTAGCTTCTTTGGATCTGTCTCTCCTGCTAGGTAAAGAGCGATTACCGCTGCAATTCCTGCACGAAGATATGTTGCGAGTACTGCTTGTGTCTTTGCGTTCATTGGTTCTCCTTCTTCTTAGGTAGAGGCTTTACTGCAGCCTTTACTTTGTTGACAGCCTTTGGTTTTCCCAGCCAAGGGAACCAAGGGGAAGTGTCATCTCCACACTCGTCTTTGATTGAGATGTGAAGATGCTTGTTGTGCGGATTGGGTCCTGTGTAGTTATCTGTACCCTTTTGCTTAGACCAGATGTGGCCCTTAAAGATTAAGTACTTGACACGTGGATCATCTTGTAGCTTGATAAACAATTCAGCGCAATCAATGCCACCTAGTCTATCGTGTGTTAAATCTACAGCGTAACCTGTGTTGTGGTCACTGTTGGGATTCTGATGGATATGTGCTTTCGATGGAAGGAGTCCATCGGATGCTTTCGTACGAGAAGGACATATCGCTGTGGCCTGGCGCAGTACAGCAATAGCGGCAGGTGTGGCTTTCTTTACAACAGGTTTCATCGTTCATCTCTTCCTCTTTGCAACATCATTTGATAAAGGATTTCTACTTTTTCTTCCAGTCTAATGACGGAATCTTTTAGGCTTGAGCCAGAGTTCGGCTTGAGTTCATTGAGATAGTGCTTAACTAACCAGCGAACCGCTGCTGCAAAGCCACCTATAATTGTGCATACTGCAACAGCTACTGTTGCGTAGTCTTGTGCCTGCATTACACGCTCCGGATGGTTACTAAGAGCAAGCCTCCATAGCCGGAGAATCGCTTATCGGTTGGGGTACGGTTGATGAAATCCATCTCTTCAATCAGGCCGATGTAGTTCTCACCTGTTCTGAAGTCTTCGATACGTATGGTATCGCCTGCATTTTCAACTGTTTCAAGCTGTGACATACGATCAAAGGCAGAGCCTTCGTAGCCAACCTCGTTGTTAAACTTATCCATCTCGTGGTCATAACACATCACTGGGTATTGGATAAGGCGCTGACGTGGAATAGCAGGTAGTGCCTTGATTTGGTAACCAGTAAACAATGGCCCCTGTGTTGCATCACTGCTATCACGATACATAGTAAAGATAAAGCCAAGGTATTCTTGAGCACCGATTGGGTAGTTAACGTTGACCTCTGGCACGGTTTGACCTTGTGCAAAGGTACCGATGTCGTAGGTTGCACCTTCTGCTGTAACAGACTGCATACCAAAGGCACCGTGTGCTGTATTGATACGTGCGTTAATCAGTTTGAAGATCTTGCCTTCGAGTGTGTTGTAGCGTACAAAACCTGTACGTAAATATCCGCTAGCAATTAACTCTGTTGCAGATTCTACATAAACAGCACCATCTACAGCGTTACCTGCATTGCAAAATGCTAGGCGGTTGGTATCTCCCATAAAGGCACAGGCTGTTGTGTAATGATCTATCGTATCTGTTGGGTCATACAAATCCCAAGCATAGGCAAAGATCAACTGGCCAATCTCTTGACCTAGGTTGATACGTGTTACACCTGCTTGTCCATCTACACCTGTTGCACACCAGATGAACTTGTCTCTAAATGCAAAGTCATAGACTGGTTGGTCTGATTCAAAGATCAGTGGGCCGTAGGCAATAGAGCCATCTTGGTCTGATACCTGAGCAATGCGTACACCCTTAGATGTACCGATGCACATATAGCCTAGGTAGTAGGAAATCTTAAATACTGTTTCACCTACTGGCATTTCAGCTGCGGTAATAGCAGATGTCAGCGTAGGCATTGCACCTGTTGATTCAAGTGTGAACTTGTAAATGTTTGACTGGATACCACTGTAGCCTGATACGTAGATAGCAGCACCGCTTGATGTAACGCTAGTGAATACGTGATCTGGGTCATTGTGTGAATAGACCGCAGTAGGCAAAGTAGTAGCAGTAGATGCAAACTCATAGATATTATCGTTAACGCACATAATGATACGCTCTTTGGTGTATTCCATAACAGCGTTAGCCACAGTAATACCATTATCACTAATCATTAAAGTAGGCGATACAGAGCTGTCATCGGTTAGTAACTTCTTATACACTCTTAGTCTTGGAGTTCCAGTATTGAGTACGTTAGTAACCCAGTAGGCATAGACTCCGTCATCGCATAGTGCGTATACGGGATAATCTGAACCTGAGTTATAGTCAATGAAGTGGATAACCTCAGCAACACCTGTTCCTACTGGGCTAACGGCAGTAGATGCAACGTTGCTGGCAGTCTTAGCATAGGTAAATGTGGTAGTTGTAGGCACAGATGTAATGCGGTAC